CCATCATGTTTTTACAGAATGGTCTTGTTTCGTATGTTTCTTTTCCTTTTTGAATTGATGCTTCATGCGAAGCTTGATAATATTTATATCTTATTTTATAGTTTTTGCTATCTAAATAGCTAAATCCATTTGGTTTTGCTGTAATAGGACCAACATTTACCATTGGAGTAAGTAAAGTTTTAATCTTTTCAATAGTTCCTAGTTCAATGTCAGTAATACTAGCGTTTGCCCATTCTTGCGTAGAGCTGTTGTTATAATCGAATAACCTCTCATCTACTACTTCCCATTCATCATCAATAGTTTCGCCCTCTAAGGCCTTTAAAATGGCCTCTCCACGCTTGTTATCGAGCTGTGAAGACATCTCAACTCCTGTTTCTTCTTCTTTTACATCATCATCTATGTCTGCTTCATCAATAATATCATCTACAAATGATAATGGTTTAAGTGTTTTGAAGTATAACTCTAAGCTTATGTCATTAATAGCTAAAATCGTATCAATACAATCAATTATTTCATCTTGATAACATTTTATGACAATATTATCCATTAATAGAGTAGCGTTTTTAATTTCATCAGCGTTATTTCCAAGACCATCATTCCCTTCTCTAATTCCTAATAGCATAGGACTTGTTACCCTATGGCCTACGATTAGTTTTCTAAAACATTCCTCAGCTAAATATCTATAATGTTCAGGAGCATCATTTAAAGGAATATCATCAACTGTTGTTTTGCTTTCAGAGTTATCATTAAAGGCTACGATAACTTTTTCTCCTCTACTTCCTGTTAGTTTTCCTAATACATCAGATTTTACTTGTTGCATCTTTTCAGGGTCAGGAACACCATTATTAAAATTCACAACTTTTGTGCCTGAGAAGTTATTTATACAATCATTTATTAAATAATCTCCAATCTCATCTTCTAACTTTGCGTAAGGTAAAGCTCCAACATAATCTACAGGCGTGTAGTAGTAGTGTCCAGGCATATAAGGTTTCAAGACATATAATTCAATACCATTTTTTTGATTTCCATACCCAAATGCTGGTATTCTATCAGGTTTTGTGCTAGCGTTTACTTTACTCCAATCTGAAGCATAATACCAACCCTCTATCTCGCCTTCATCATTACATTTTTCAGCTCTTAAAGTTTCCATAGGAAAATGCTCAACTTTTGCTACTCTACCACCTTGATAAACTAATTGAAATGCAGCCATTCCTAACATCTTTCTATCTTTAATGAATCTTCTAACATCTTTTTTCTTAAATAAAGACATCATTTGAGCGTATTCATCTGGTCTTCTATCGGCATTTAAAGCTGATAATCCTCTACCATAAATCATATTAACAATTCCATTGATTATTGAATTATTTGATGTAGAATTTAAGTATAAATTTATAAGATAATTAAAATAATCATTGTCTAATCCATAAGCCACCCAATCCTTGCCTGTTACCTCTAATATCTCTGGAGAAGTATAAGCAGCTAAATTGGTTATAAAAAAATCATTCTTTTTCATTATATAACAACATATTCGTTAGTAGTTGAGTTTTTTGTATAAATTGGGTCGCCTGAAGTATCTGTTTGAATAGAGTAATCTGATAAAGTTTGACTTGTACAAAACAATATATCTCTGTATTTAGTATCTGTGCCTTTCAAACCCTCTAAAGTATAAAATGTTCCCTCTTTTAAAATGAGATTACCAAAACTATCATTCGGAAAGGTTAATGTTACATCTAAATAGTATTTAACTTCCGTAGCAGTAGTAATACTTATGTTATAAGCCTTGTTAGTGTCTTGGTCGGTAACAACAACATCAGTTAAAGTATAATCTCCTGCATTATTATAAATGCGAGGAATACAAGAAAAAGTTTGTGTTGCTGTTGGTGTTACAGTTATCATTATCTCTTTTATTAATAACTTAATTTGCTAGTTTTTGTTATAAAAAAAGCCCACACAAAGTGTAGGCATTCTTATTAAACTAATTTAATCTATTGATTAACTGTTAGTTCCCACTACAACTGTTGTATTAGTTGTATCATTTATTATAGATGGGTCTACAAAATAAGCTGGAGTCTTTTCAGTACCTACGCCACTTAAGACATATCCTGATAAATCTCCCATTGCAGCTCCAGTTTGAGGGTTAACAGAAACTTCTACACCATTTTCAATTCCACACATTAAATAATTACCATTGTAATCTTTTACAATTACCTGAGGTCTGCCATAAGCCATTAACTTAAGCTCTTTTCTGTATTCTTTAGATAATTTTTTTAATTGTGCTGTTATGGTTTGAGTCCAAAAACTCGTTCCATTCTCTCTAGAGTTTTCATTAGCTTCTTCTAATCCATTTGCTCCTTTAACATCATACTCATATAAAGTTAATGCTGAAGCAAAAGCAGTTATCTGTTCATCAGCATCAAAAGTTGCTGAAGTTAATAACCCACTAGTATAATTGATGAAATATAGCGAGGTAATTCCTCCAACTACATCTTTACAGGGCTCTTTTCTCCCCAATTCTAAATCACATGCCATCTCTTTTTAATTTTAAGGTAAGGGAGGGCAGTTTACCTACCCTCTCTAATTAATACTAAGAATAAAGCACACAGTCAGACCCAATTCCAAACTGAGCGGCTGCTGTAAACCTCATTACTATTCTTACATTTTGACTTCCGTCAATTGGACTCACTTCATTATAATCTGACATCAAGCCTGTACCGAAGAACAGGTTGCTTGTCTCTGCTGCTATCATAACATCATCTGTCATTCCTGGTGCAACAAAGATAGGAACACCACCGAAAGATAAACTTCCGTTGTTATACCATTGTGTACCTTTATTATCTGTTCCTGCTCCACCTATTGTAGCTACAAAGCCACCTAAAGCATTGATATAAAGTTTAGCCGCTGAATTAGGAATATAGATTTTTAAATCTTCTTTTCCGTAAAGTGCATTAGGAATAGCATCTACAACTCTTTCAAGCTGTGCGATAATATTCGCTGATGTTAAGGCAACCCCAACTACAGGAATTGCACCAGACCCACCTGCTGCTAATAATGTTTCATAACCATCGTACTCTCCTGCTGTGGCAGTCGTACCTGACCATAGTGTTGTTTCGTTTGTTGATGCAACTTTAGCTGCTACATGAGCAATTAAATAATCTGCAAAAGACCTAGGTAATACATCGTGAGCTGAATAACCCATTTGTATCGCATCCCAAGTATCCACGAAATCTTTTTTACATAACTGGAGGTTTACCTGAAACTCCTCAGGCATAATTACTCTCTCAGTTAATGTTACTGAAGAACTAGCATCAAAATCACATGAGCCATCCGCTATTAAATCTCCAGTTTCTACATTTTGAACAACTGACCTGTATTTTACATTTGGCATAACAGTAACTCCACCATCTGCGATAGTGCTTGAGTTTAAAAGAGCTGCAGAAATGTACTTCCCTGAAAACTCTCCCTCATAGCTAGTTGTAATTGTAACAGCAGTTGCTAAATCTACTTTTCTATTTGACATAATTTTATTTTTTAACTATTAAATAATTGATTGAATACTCTGTCTTGAGTAGTCATTCTTCTGTTTTGCCCATACTTAGTCAGCTTTTGTTTAGCTTCTTTTTCAGGCGAATGTTTGAAAGGCTGAACTGCGTTAAATTCTTCTTTAACTGTTCTAGATTTTAAAGTATTTGAAGCTTCTACTTCTTCTTCTACTTCTTCCTCTATTTCTTCAGAGTCTTCCATTTTATTTTCTTTATCTTTCTTTAAATCAGCTACAGCATCTTCTAGGTTTTTGATACGCTTTTCCATACCTTGCCAGTCATCAACTGCTGCTTCATCATCATCTTCTCCTCTATCTTCTCCAAGAGTAGAAATAACCCCCTCTTTTTGAACAGTTAGAGTAGTTCCATCATCCATGGTATATTGACCAACAGGAACAGGAATTTTCTCATCTTCGGTTAAGATGAAAACTTCACTACCATTCTCAAACTTCTCGCTTTCAAAAGTAGTGCCATTTTCAAGTTTCTTTGTTTCAAAACTAACTTCTAATCCTAGTAGTGTTTTGATTTTGTTTAACTTTGCATTTGCACTCATTATATATCTATTTTAGTATTAGACTTTTTATTAAAAACTATTTTAATAACTTATTGTTGTAATTATGATGGATTATTGCCAGGCACAGGTATTGTTTTTCCTGCCCACCATACCTCGACTGTTCCATCACCTTGAGTTGGTGCAGTTCCTGAAGCAGTTAGCTTCACTAGACCATCAGTATCGTTTGCATCCCATGATACACTAGTATGACCTGACCCTTGCTTCCAAGGCCCTTCCTGTGTGTAAGCTGCATCTGTACCATTCATTTGTGATTTACCTACAAAGCTTGTAGATTCACTATTAGTATTATTGAAACCAACACTACCTGACATTATATCAAAATTATACTGTGTGCTTCCTGGTGTAAATTTAGTTGCACAATAATAGGTTCTTACTACTTCATTTGCTCCACCTTGTTTAACTATAATATCTGTTGTAAATAATGAAGCGATATCTGCTGCTTCAAATTTCTTATAATAGAAACTGCATCCAGGCTCTATCTCTAATCCTCTTAAACTTCTATTTGTTCTACTCATTTCTCTTTTTTTTAATTGTTGTTTATATATTTTTATTACTTACATTCTATTTGCGTTAGGATACGCTTCTTGAAAAGCACCACCATCAATTGCTCCTGTTGAATATCCACTACTTGGAATATCATTTCCCCAGTAATATCTAACCCAAAAGTCTAAGCAATAGCTTAAGGTTTCAGTTGCTCCGTCTATTTCAATGAAATCTGCATCACCTATGTTCCAACCTCCCCAATAAAAACCACCATTAAAAGTGTTAACTGCCATAGTAGGAGCTGCGGCTAGTGCTTCTAACGCAGATTTATCGGGCTCTCCTGCATTCTCTAATTGAAATGCGTAAGTATTTCCATAGTTCGACCCTGGAATTGGATTATAAAGCACACCAACTTGCACTCTTGATGTTAGTTTTGTGCCTGCTGGGATATCATCTATGGATGTATAATCCTCGAAAATAAGATTACATACATTATTTCCCCAATAATTAGGGTTTATAAGCAATCCCCCGTCCACTTGGTCAAGTGTTTCACCTGTTTCTGGTAATAGCATATTTGCTAAACTAACAGGTATTTCGTTTTTTACAAGTGCTGAACTCCAGCTATCCGCTTTATCGACACATCTGTATGCTCTTAAAATTGTTTCTGTATAAGGCTTTCCATTTGAGCCATTATGATATAAGTTTGTTCTTGCCATTTTATTTTATTTATCCGTTTTGTCCTTTTAAATTTCCTACGCCTTGATTGATTAAATTTCCATTACAGCATTTACTATCGTAAGTTAATCTATCAGGACATAAACAACCTCTATTTCCACCTACAGGACTTGTTCGGCTTACGGTTGCATCATCTCTATTGTAAGACATTTAGTATTTGTTTTATTAGCTTTTGTTCTTCAGTTAATTTAGGGTCTTGTTTCTTTTCAAGTTTATCAGCAAAAAAGCCTTCTATTGAAAATCCTTTTATCTCTCCTAATTTTACTTTGTCCCAAACTTCATCATTGTCTACTTTCATTGATACCATCCAAGTTCCTACAGGAACATCAAATCCATATTTTGCAGACTTGTCTTGTTTTTTATCTTCTACAATCCAACTCTCTACTACTGTCATTCCAGATAAATATGTTTCTGTATGTTCTAATGTTGCTTTGCTTTGTTTCCCTTGTTTAAGAAATAATTGAGAGGCTTTGTTTATAGTATCTTTTGAAAAATAAATATAAAACTCATGCTCTCCATTTCTTCGATAAATTGGTTTATCAGGAACAAGTGCTGCACCCATTAAAATTCGCTTTTCAGCATCAACTTCTGCTAACTTTAATTCGTGTTGTTTTTTTAATGCAATGAAGTCTTCTTCTATCGCTGGAGATTCTACAACTGATATTGCATCTATCCCAGATAATTCTTCTTCTTCATTAATAACTAACTCTATAATATCCATCAGTCTTTTATTAAAAACTTATTTTGAAAACTATTGTTGTAAATTTAGCCTATTGAAGCACTAGAAATGATATTATGTTCTAAACTCTGTGCTGTGGTAACATCTTGAGCAACTACATAAGCTTGTATAGGAGGCTGTCCTTGTCCTAAGGCCTCAGCAATTTGATTTGTTCCACTTTGCCCAACTGTGCTAAAAGTAGGCTGTTGAGCTAACGCTGTTGAGGTTTCAGCTCCTCCAGTACTTGCAACGCTTCTCCCTCCTCCTGTTGCTGCTGCGCCTGCGCTTCCACTTACAGATTTCTTTTTAGATTTTAAGTTTGATATAGCTTTCTTTGCAGAGGATAATCCTTTAGCAATATTTGCTACCGCCATAACTGTATTAATCGCCACCATGGGCTG